AGCGCCCAGGTCATCGCGACCTATGGCGGTCTGCCGACCTTCACCGTGCCGCACTTCCCGGTCAACGCCGTGGTCGTCACCAGTTGGGACAACCTGTCGATCTATTTCCAGGACAGCAGCTGGCGTCGTCACCTGATCGAGAACCCGAAGCGCTCTCGGGTCGAGGATTACAACGGCCGCAACGAAGGCTACGTGATCGAGCAGCTGGAGAAATTCGCCGCCGCTGAAAACGTGGAGTTGATCTGATGAGCCTGGCACTGGCGCACAAACGCCGCATTCAGGCCGAAGGTCCCGCCGTTGAAGGCGCCAGTGCCGCAGCGGTGGTGTATTCCGCTGCCACCGCGCTGGCCAGCCCAGCCAACGCCAAAAAACACCTAAAGCTGATGGAAGACGCATTGGCGCAGGACCTCGAACGACTGAGCGTGATCGATAACCTCGGATTGCGCCAACAGCTCAAGCGTGACGAGCTGGTGCCCAAGTACCTGGACTACGTGCAGCGCTATCGTGATTCCGGATTGAGTTTCCCGAACCCGGTGGTGATGCAGGTCCTGGTGTGGCTGTTCGACACCGAGCAGTTCGAAGTGGGCCTGGACTTGGCGAACTTCGCCATGGAGCAAGGCCAGCCGATGCCCGAGCGCTTTAAACGCAACGTGCAGACCTTTGTCGCGGATGCGGTGATCGAGTGGGGTGAGGCCGAGCAAAAAGCCGGTCGCAGTCCTGAGCCGTACGTGTCCGACCTGCTGCCGCGTGTCGATGATGAATGGCAGCTCACCGAACAGATCCCGGCCAAGTACCACAAGTTGCTGGGCATCCGTGCCCTGGATGCCAAGGAGTGGACCAAGGCTATCACTCACTTTGAGCGCGCCACTGAGTTGCACGCCGGTGTCGGTGTAGGCACCCGCCTGGAAGGCGCTCGCAAGGCCTTGGCCAAACAACTGGCTGTAACAGCCGCCGAATAACCGACTACCCCCCCCGGCGAGAAACTGTGGATGTGAGCCAACCCTTTATGGCCTGACCCACTGAAACAGTTTTCCCGCCCCTATTCGAGTGCCCAGCAATGAGCTTTTCCGGGAAACCCACGACCTTTGTGGAACAGGCGATCGAGAACGACGGCTTCTGGCCGGACCTCTCCGTGGCCGAGTTTCAGAAGGGTTACCGCCTGCCGGCGGAGTACCTGGTAGACATGCTGGCCGCTGAATTGACCACGGCAATGATCGAGGTCAATCGCGATCTGGCCAAGCGCAAAAGCCAATGGCAGAACGTGAGCGTCACCACCGTGGAATCTGCGGACACCAGGGTGCTGCCTGAGCGCACATTTCACGTAGCGACGTACAAACGCGCCGTGTATTGCCGCGCCAAGGCCAGCCTGCTGACCCAGTTCGCTACGGTCACCCGCCGTGAAAGTGCCGAAAACACCGGCAAAGAACTGCCCGAGCGCGGCGAAACCTTTCTGGAGTTCAGCCAACAGGCTGTCCGCTCACTGCAGGGCCGTGGCCGCATTACGGCGGTGCTGTTGTGATCAAACTGCGCGCCTTGACCACCTACCTGATCGATCGGCGCCTGGTGCTGCCGGAACAGCTCGATAGCTGGACTGACCAGGTGAACCTGGAGCTGATCTGGAAACCGGACCTCGACGGCCTGCGCATGGGTGACATGCGTTACAGCGCCACGATCGCGCTCGAGCGTTTCGCCGATCACCCGGGGCGCTTGATGGCGTTGGTGGGCAGCTGGCTCGAGGGCAACGACCAGGACCGTGACGACCTGCCGGCGGCGAAGTTCGACATCACCATGCTCGACAACGATCTGGCCGACGTCGACATCACCCTGGAGTTTAACGAGCCGCAATACCTGGCCGAAGATCCCGCCGGTGAGATCGAGGCCTTCGGTAAGACCTGGGCGTTTGTCCCGTTCGATCTGTGGATTGCCGAACACGGCGAGGTAGGCAGCCGTGGGGCGTAGCACTTTCGAGCTCGATGCCCGGGGCTATCTGGGTGTGCGCGAGCAACTGGCGTTGCTCAGTCTCCCGCCACAGCTGCGCCGTCGCCTGCTGAACAACGTCACCAAGCGCGTGCGGACGATGAGTCGTAAGCGTGTGCGTGATCAGCAGAACCTGGACGGCTCGCCCTTCGAGGGGCGCAAGGGTTCTGGCAAAGGCAAAAAGAAGATGGAAGCCGGCCTGGCCAAGCTCATGCAGGTCACCCGTGTGAGTGCCGACGAAGCCGAACTGGGATGGCGTAACGCGCTGACCAGTTGGGTCGCGGCGCAGCAACACAACGGCGCCAGCGAGCGCCGAACCGCCGCGCAAATGCGCAAATGGAACACCGTTCCCGTTGGCCTGGCGGCCACCGAAAAGCAGGCCAAGCGTCTGCGTCGGCTGGGCTTCAAGGTTCGCCAACAAGGCAAAAAGAGTCTCACGCGCCCGTCCGTGGCGTGGATTCAAGAGCATGTGAACTACGCCAAGGCTGGCCTGCTGATCCGCATCTTGGATGACGAAAAAGCTGAGAGCAGTGGCGCACAGAGCTGGGAAATCACCTTGCCCAAACGCCAGTTCATCGGCGTCAGCACCGAGCGAGACACCGCCTTGCTGCTGAACCAGGTGCTCCAACAAATCCTTAACTCTCCCCGCTAGCGAGGCACTGCATGGCACTCGGCAAAGTCAGCGTAAACAATCTCAATTTGGGCCAAGGCGCCGTGACTGAGATCGAGCGCTATTTCCTTTTCATCGGCACCGGCGCGAAGAGCATCGGCCAACTGATCCCTCTGAACAATGACAGTGACCTGGACAGCGCGCTGGGCATACCGGCCAGTGACCTGAAAACCCAGATCACTGCCGCTCGACTGAACGGCGGCGATCGCTGGGCATGCCTCGCCGCTCCCATCGCGGCCGAGGGTGATTGGCCCGAAGCATTGGAAAACGCCCAGCAGCAAGGCTATTCGGTTGAGGCTGTGGTGATCACCAAGCCGGTGACTACTGCGGCCCAACTGTCGGCCATGCATGACGCGGCGATTGCGCTGAACAACACCTATGGCCGTCGTGCCTTCGTCATGGCCGCGAGTGCCGGCATCACTGTGCTGCAGACCTGGGATCAATACCTGGTCGAGCAGCGGACGATCACCACGGACCTGTCCGCGCCGCGTGTCCTGGTCGTACCCCAGTTGCATGGCAATGACCTGGGCGTGCTGGCCGGCCGCTTGGCTAACGCCGCTGTGAGCATTGCCGACAGCCCAATGCGCGTGGCGTCCGGTGCGGTGCTGGGCTTGGGCCCTGTGCCCGCTGACGTCGAAGGCGTACCGCTGCCATCGGCGACCCGTGCCGAGTTGGACAAGGCACGTTTCTCCGTGACGCAAACCTACCCGGATTACCCGGGCGTGTTTTGGGGCGACGGCAACATGCTCGATGCGCCGGCGAGTGACTTCCTGGTGATCGAGTACCTGCGTCTGGCCGACAAGGCAGCGCGCCAGGTGCGTCCGCTATTGATCCGTCGCGTGGGAGACCGTCGCCTCAACAACACCCCCAACAGCATGGCCGCCGCAATCAGCGCGTTCATGAAACCACTGCGCCAGATGGCCAAGTCCGCCACGTTCGCCGGCCAGGTGTTCCCTGGTGAGATCGAGGCGCCGAAGGATGGCGACATCGTCCTGGTGTGGCACAGCAAAACCAAGGTTGAGATCTACATCAAGATCCGGCCGCTCAACTGCCCGAAAGACCTGACGGCCAACATCGCTCTCGACCTTTCCACCGACGATTCGGAGTAACCCCTATGTCACGTATTGGCGGCAAGAACTTCGACGTGAACCTGGGCGATCTGCTGGTTCACGTCGAAAGCTGCACCCTGGATATCACGGACAACACCGCCGTGGCGCAGAGCGGCGGTGTACCCAACGGGCACGTCGACGGTGACGTATCGGGTAGTGGGGAAATGGAGTTCGACACCAGCAACTTCAACCTGCTGATCGAAGCCGCTCGCACGGCGGGCAGCTTTCGCGAGCTAGAGCCCTTCGACTCGATTTTCTTCGCCAAGGCCGGCGACGAGGAACTGCGTATTGAGGCGTTCGGTTGCAAGTTGAAGGTTTCGAGCCTGCTGAGCATCGACCCGAAAGGTGGCGAGAAATCCAAACACAAGGTGCCGTTTGACGTCACCAGTCCGGACTTCATTCGCATCAACGGCGTGCCGTACCTGGCCGCCGCCGAGATCGAGGGGCTGCGCTGATGGGGGACTGGCTCGACCACGCCAAAGCGATCGAGGAGCTGGAGCGTGAGCGTTCAATCGCTGCCCAGCTCGCCAAACCGCGCCCGATCGGGCCAAGCCGAAGTGAGTGCCTGGACTGTGACGGCGAAATCCCAAAGGCGCGCCAGGCGCTTGGCGGGATCTTGCGTTGCGTGCCATGCCAGTCAATTTTTGAAAAAGAGGTTCGCCGATGAGCACGAATCAGGCCGCCCAGGACACCGCCATTGTATTCCTCAAGGCGTCACCGGCAATCGGCGTGGCCGCTACCGGTGTGACAGGTGCCATCGACTGGTCAGCGGTAGCCTACATGCTGACCGCGCTCTACATGGTGCTGCAGATCGTGCTGCTGGTTCCCAAGTACCGTCAGATGCTGCGCGACTGGAAGGGCAAGTTATGAACCTGCGCACCAAGATCGCCACCGGTGCTATTGCGCTGGTCAGCGCTTCCTTGCTCGGTTTTCTAGGCCAATGGGAAGGAGAGGGCCAGAACGTGGTCTACCCCGACCAGTTGGCCCGGGCACTGCCGACGGTGTGCAAGGGCATCACCCGCCACACCAGCCCTTATCCGGTCGTGATCGGTGACTACTGGTCGGACGCTCGCTGTGACCAGGTGGAGCAGCTGGTGATCGAGAAAGGGCAGCTGCAGCTGGCCGATTGCATCACCAATCAACAGGTGGGGCAGAACACCTTCGACGCGCTGAGCAGCCACGCGCACAACTTCGGCGTGCCAACGACGTGCGCGAGTCGTGCGGTCGGCCTGATCAACGCGGGACGAATCGCGGACGGTTGCAAGGCGATGGCCTGGGCCCCGGATGGCAAAACACCGGTGTGGGCTTTTGTTACCGACGCCCAGGGCCGCAAACAGTTCGTTCGCGGACTGCATGCGCGGCGCCTGGCGGAAGCGAGCTTGTGCGCGCAATGACCATCCCTCCGTTGCGCCTCGTCCTTTTTCTTCTGCTGTCTGGGCTGCTGGTCTGGATCGCATTTGACCAGGTGAGTGATCAGCTCGATACCGCTCGCCGCGAACGCGACGGGGTGCAGCGTGAGGTTACAGGCCTTCGCGAAGCGGCCCGCATCAGCGGTGAGATGTTGGCCGACCGCGATGCGATCGATCTTCAACGTACCCAGGAGCTGAGCCATGCGCTCAATCAAAACGATGACCTGCGCCGCGATG